GGGATATATAAGCATATGCTAACTCAAATATTTTAACTAAATCCCCTTAACTAATATTAAAAATAATCAACTTTTTATCGACAAACATTAAATTTTAGCATAGTTAAAACATTAAAATAATTTAACTTTAGCATAAATCACATTATTTCTATTTTGTCAAGTGAGCGCGGAAAACGTTTTCCGTCGCGTATTTACTGGCTTTGTGGCAAGTGTTGCAATTGCAACACTTTAGCATAAACTATGCTAATTCTATATCAGACACTAAAGCGTTAAAATTTTACAGTAACGCATATGCTAAAAGCTAGCATGTAATATGCTAATAAATATATTGCAAATATAATATTGTGTATGATATAAAAGCATGATATTATATAGATATGACCTCAGGTCAAAATTTATATCACAAATAAATATTTAAGGAGGTGATGTATATATGTTTACATATAATGTAGACACTTTTAATCTACATGATGCAGAAAACAGACTCATAGCATGCAAGACAGACCGCGAGCTATGCCAGCGTTTTCAATATGAGATTAGACAGTTGTCTGATTATATGGAGAGATTGACTATCTCATTTAAAAATCTGCGAGAGAGTCGCGGATATAACAAAGACATAATAGAGGATGTATAATATTAAAAGGAGGTGAACACATGCAAACAAAATCTATCCATGTCTTAACTAGTGAGCTTATGCAGCTGGTTAGGCGTCTAAAAGAGTCTAACGACTTATCAGATGTTTTAAGCGACTACGTAGCTGGAACGCAGCTGATCGACTCAATATCAGAAGCTTTTGAGTCAATAGCTATGACAGCTGTAGCAGCTACAGACAACTATCCATATCTCACAACATCAGATATTAGAGATATGACAAATGCTAAACTAGATATAATTTATGGAGGTGCAAAAAATGAATAAAGTAAGACTACATTTAAAACTTGAGAAATTACTTCCAGCAGATGAGGTGGAATTTGTATATAAGTCTATCATCTCAGCTAAACTTTTTGATACACTTGTTGATGTACATCTTGTTAATGGTGAAATTAAATGTATAACAACTGAGCTATCACCGCGCGAAAATCTCAAACGCGCAGCTTTAAATTTTTTTGACTCTAAATTGCCAGCAGAAATGACCACATATACACAGCTTGACAAGCTTGCTGCAAGAGCTAAAAGAGAGTTTGATTTGATAGCTATGGAAGCATTATCAGATATAATAAAAGATTTTGAGGAATAAATAATGGAAAATATCTACAATTTACAACCGAAAAAGAGGATCAGAAAACAGCAGTTTTCTATAACCGTTGATCCAGTAGTTAAAACGCAGCTGGAAAAGTTCTGCAGCGTCACTGGTTTCAACCGATCCGAAGCAATAGAAGCTATTCTTGCAAATTATTTCAAACCTATGTTGGAGGTGGATAATGAACAAAAGGAGGGTAACACCTAAACAATCCACTAAAACACAAGCAAAACGTCAGCGCGGAAACATTAAAAATCTGCAACCACGTCCACTTAAAACAGAAGTCAGGGCGCTGGGTAATGTCAAACTAAAAGACTTAAATCCAATACTTATGCATGACTATGATGATAATACATTGCGAAAAGCCTATACAGAACTAAGACGAGTAGCAAAAACACGAATCGAACGCGGTATGAAAAGCGGCATTATAGATCAAAAGCATGGCGAATACTGGCAAAGACTATTACCAACGTTAACACAGATTGATAAAGATGCTGCAAGTGTCCCTGATGAATACTACTGGACGCATTATACTAGCAGACTTGAAAACTCGATAATGTGGGCGCGTCAGATACTAATTAGAGATACTACAACAAAGTCAGGTTTTGAATCAAGAAGATCAAAAACGCTAGAGACACTAAGACTTAAAGGCGGCGCGTACACCTATATAACAGAGGATAACATTGATGAATTCGGCGAATATATGGAAAGCTTGCGCGAAAAATACGATCTTGAGCGCGGTTCAAAAGGATCAGAACAGGCAGTACTACTATTTAGAGCTTATAGACAAGAAGATATTGCTGGTGAAGAAATTATAAAAGACTTTAAGTTTTGGCAAGGAAAGCATAAAGAGCTTTCCAAACTTGCTAAAACTAGAGCTGGAAAAGCAAGGAAGCTAGAACAAGCAAAGAAGATGCTGACGCGTAAATCGACCAAAATTTCGCGTCGCGAAAAGAAAAAATCAAATAGAAAAAGGAAATAAATGTTATATGGAAAGTAGCAAATTTAAATATCCTACATTTAAACCTTTTGACTATGATTGTACGACAGTATACCCGTCAGACTATGACGGGCTTACTGACGTGCTCAAAACTTTAATAAATCATAGCAAAATTCAGAACAAAAAGCAAGGAAACAAGGGAAGAAAACAAAGATCATATCTTGATCTAATCTGTGCTTTTGATATTGAAACAACGAATATTGAAAAGTATAAACAGAATATAATGTATGTATGGCAGTTCCAGTTAGGACTGACAACAACAATAATAGGCAGAACATGGGATCAGTTTTTGCAGCTGCTCGAATTTATAAAGTCGTTGCTTCCTGAGGACGTGTGGTTGTGTATATTTGATCACAATTTATCTTATGAGTTCACTTACTTCAAAGGTATTTACGCATTTAATGAGGACGAAGTATTTCCGATCAGACCGCGACATGTTTTAAAATGCGATATGATGGATAAGTACGAATTTAGATGCAGTTACATGCATAGTAACATGTCACTGGGACAATATACAGAGAAAATGAGGGTAACACATGTTAAACAGGATGAAGAACATCTTCTTATAGGTAACAAAAAATTTAGCTATAAGAAAAAGCGTTATCCGTGGACTAGAATCGAAAAACATGAATATCCTTATATTATTAATGATGTGCTGGGACTGGTCGAAGCAGTAATGACAGATATGCAGTCTGATAATGACACTATATCATCTTTCCCCTTAACTTCCACAGGTTATATCAGGCGAGAAGTTAAAAGAGCAATGCAAGATATTAGATATAATCAAATAGTGCCGATATTACCTGACTTAAATATCATAAATCTATTAGAGGATGCATTTCGCGGTGGCGATACACATGCAAATAGATGGTTTAGCGGTCATACAATAAAAGACGCTAAAGGTGTTGACCGTTCCAGCAGTTACCCTGACACTGAATGTAATAGACCAATGCCAATGTCTAAATGGATAAAAGTTTCTAAAGAGTGTTTAACAACTGATAAATTATATGATTTAATCGACCACAAAAAAGCTGTAATATTTAGATGTGATATGTTTAATGTTAAGATGAAAGACGACCGCTTTCCGAACCCGTACATAGCTAAAGCAAAATGTACAAGTTTACATGGAGCGGTAGAAGATAACGGACGTATATTATCAGCAGAATTCCTAACTACCGCTTTATGTGATCTTGACTACAAGATAATCGACGAAATTTACGATTTTGATATTGTGATAACAGATATGTATTTTTGCAGATATGGTATGCTGCCTGATGAATATACTGGAGTAATAAAAAAGCTTTACAGAGATAAAACAGAGCTTAAAAATGTTGCTGGTCAAGAGATTTTCTATACTAAACAGAAAAACAAACTAAACTCAGTATATGGCATGAGCGCGCAGCATGTATTACGTGTAATATGGAAGTATATGAGACAGTCACACAGCGAAACAGCAAAGAGAAAAGGAGGTTTTGACATAGATAGAAGCATGTCTGATGACGAGCAGCTATCAAAAGCATATAGAACAGCTTTTTCCAGTTATGCATGGGGCGTATATACAACAGCATGGGCACGTTACGAGTTATATTTAGGGCAAAAGATTGTATATAATACGCCAGGATGTTATTTATTATACTGGGACACTGACAGTTTAAAGTTTGTTGGTGATCCTGATTTTACAGAATACAACAACGAAAAAGTTAAACAAAGTACATTACATAACGCTTTTGCAAAAGATCCTAACGGTGTAATGCATTTTATGGGTGTTTTTGAGCCTGATGGTGAATATATAGAATTTAAGACGCTGGGCGCTAAGAAATACATATATACATCATTAGATAAAGATAAAAAGACTGGAGATAAAAAAATAAACTTACATATAACAATAGCTGGCGTATCGAAAAAAGCTGGTGCAGAGGAGCTAATCGAAAAATCAAAAATAGAAAATAAGTCAGTCTTTGATTTATTTAGTGACGGTTTTTGTTTTAAAAAAGCTGGAGGACTTGACGCAACATATAATGATCTTGAAAAGCCTATGATAGTAAAGCTGCAAGGTCATGAATTAAAGATAACAGATAATGTATATCTTGAAGACGGTGAATATACGCTAGGTATAACAGACGACTACGAAACAATATTAGAGTATTATTCCATGAAGCTAATCGACGCTGACATGATAGCGTAAATATGATATACTGATAATGGTACAAGTAACTAATACGTTTCTAAAAGAATATACGACACGCTAAAGCCACAAAAAACCACATTACTTCAAACAAAAACAAACGACTAGGAGGAAAAACATGAACATTCTTAAACAGTCACGCGACAACCTAACAACAGAGGACAAGTATAATTTATGCATGTCACCCGAGATTGAAAAACTATCAAATCTTAAAGGACAGATTATATCAGTAAGCGACTGGATCTTGTACGAAGACGTAAAAAAGAACGATAACGGTCAAGATAAGTACGAGACAATACTTTCTATCAGGACAGAAGACGGTGAAGTGTTTGCGACTAACTCAGCAACATTTCAACGCGCTTTTGATGAAATGATAGATCTTTTTGCTTCCAGCGGCGAAACTGTTAAGTTTGTAAAAGTTGGCACTGGTACAAGCAAAAACGGACGCGATTATATTACAGCTATTTATGCAAATAGCTTATAAGTTACTAATCTTTCTGCGTTTCTATATCGATAAAATAAAGGCTGGAGCAATCCAGCTTTTATTTTACTTAAAATTAGGAGTGATCATATATATGAAAGATGATTGTATTTATACAATAGCTGGATGGCTGGACGTGCCGAAAATTTTAAGTTTTAAGCAAAATAATATATTTATAGTTGGCGCGCGTGGCGTCGGCAAAACTTACGGAATACTAGAATATTGCATAATAAATAAACTGCGTTTTGCTTATATTAGGCGCACGCAAAAGCAAGCAGATCTTTGCAAAGGAAAGCGCGGAAATCCTTTTAAGACACTTAATAATGATCATAACTGGAATATTATTGCAGACACAGAGGACGACATAACATGCTTTTTTGAAAGTGAAGAAAATGAAAAAGGAAAACGAGTTCCAGTAGGCGAGCAGCTTGGTTATTTATTTAGCTTGTCAACTTTTGCAAATATGCGCTCAGTTGATTTATCAGATATAGATATTATATTTTACGACGAATTTATAAAACAGCTGGATGAACGACCACTAAGAAATGAAGCGACAGCGTTTTTAAATATGTGCGAAACTATCGGAAGAAATAAAGAGCTTGCAACAGGCAAGGCACTGAAAGTTATATGTGCTGCTAATAGTAACAGTCTTGATAATGATATATTTTATTATTTAAGACTTGTAACAGTCGGCGAAAAAATGAAGCGCAAGGGCATTATGTGCCACATTGATAATGATAGAGATTTAAGACTTTATATTCTGAAAGACAGTCCGATATCCGAAAAGAAAAAAGAAACATCTCTATATAAACTTGCTAAAGGTACAGACTTTGAAGATATGGCTATAAATAATGACTTTGTTGATGATGATACGTCACTGGTTAAACAACTGCCGCTGAAAGAATTTAGACCGATTGTATCAGTCGGCGAAGTGTGCATATATAGACATAAATTTGATAGACGTTTTTATGTTACAACTCATTTTAGCGGATCACCTGAGCATTATAATGTTACTGACAGAGATTTAAAACGATTTAGAAAAAATTATAGCTATCTATGGGATGCTTATTTTTTGGAAGATGATACAATAAATTTTGAAACATATGGATGTCAGTCTGCATATTTACGTTATCTTAAAAATAAAAAATTTTAAACTATATTGCGTAAATCACTAGAAGATATTATACTAAATTTAGTATAGTTTGTGCATACGCAAGCAGACGGAATCTGCGCACACGCGGTGGCGACCGCAGAAAAACTATATTTTGCGGTGCTATATTACTTATAGCACCGCTACTGAAGGATATATGACTTATATTATTGTAATTTTAAACAGTTTATTATCTTATATTATAATGACATACTTACACGATAAAAATAGTAATGTATTTAATGATACGTATTATTACGTTACTAAAGCACTGCTAGTTATAAACATAATACTAGCGCTGTATGTTTATGTTACTAAATAGGAGGAAACTAAAATGACTTATGACGAGATAATATCACTTAATAACATGGGTTTTTCTAAAGATGAAATAATGCAACTTGTCGCGTCCGATAATCCAGCAAAGGAGGATCACAAAGATGAACTTCCAAACATACAAAATGAAACAAATAAGAGCACAGACGAAGATCCGCAGCAAACAGCGAAAAAGTCCGAAACAACTAAAAAGGATGATAATGAGCCAGCACAGATTAATGACTTATATCAGATCGAAAACTTAAACAAGTCAATTAATAATTTAACTAAAGTGCTGCAAGCAAGTAACTTGTTATCCAGTTATATGCCAGCGCCGCAAGATAACAGCGCTGACGTTGCGCTTGCTAGTATTATAAATCCTCATATATTAGATAAAAAATAATAAGGAGGTTATATGGCTAACGAACTTACATTTGAGCAGATAAGCGTTGTATTAACAGATATTGTAAAAGCGGCGACTGGTCAAACGTACACAAGTCCTATTGACACTAGCAGTTTTGTTAATTTGGCACAGATTGCGCTAAAAACTGGTTATGATCCTCTAAACACTGCAATTAGTCAGGTTATGACTAGAACAATCTTTTCAACGCGTCCATACTCTGCAAAATTCCGCGGTTTTGAAATGTCACGCGAACGTTTTGGAAACGCTACAAGAAAATTACAGATATCTGATCAGAACTGGGAAGACGATAACAGATTTGAGCTGATAGATGGTCAGTCAATTGATCAGTATGTTGTCAAAAAGCCTAAAGTGCTGCAAACTAATTTTTATGGTAGCAATGTATTTTCTGACTTTATTACAATATACAAAGATCAGCTTGATTGTGCATTTAGATCACCTGACGAGCTGGCGCAGTTTTTTGCAATGGTAATGACTAACATGTCAGATCGTATGGAGCAAGCACGCGAAAACTTAACAAGATCAGCGCTTGCTAATCTTATATGCAGTACAAACTTAATCGGTAATACTGAATCAAATGTACATATATTGACAGAGTACAATAATGCTACTGGTGAAAGTCTGACACCTACAAGCGTATATGCGCCAGCTAATTATAAAGCATTTATGCAGTGGGCTTGTGCAAGAATAGCACAGATAAGCGGGCTTATGTCAGAGCGTAGTTTACTCTATCATCAAAATGTAACAGGTAAGCCAGTAATGCACCATACACCGCTGGAGCGTCAGAAAGTATATATTAGCGCACTTCAGGACTTCCAGTTTACAAGTCGCGTGCTTGCAGACAGCTATCATGACAATTTTGTAAGGCTTGCTGACCACGAAAGTGTTAACTTTTGGCAAGACATTAAAGATCCTAATACAATCAGCTGCGAAGCTTGCTATACTAAGACTGACGGAACGCTTGCAGCAAAAGCAAGTGTAACAGTTGAAAATATGTTTGGTGTTATCTTTGATGAAGAAGCAGCTGGATGGACTGAGGTTAACAGGTGGATGATGCCGACACCTATGAACGCGGCTGGTGGTTATACAAATTATCATTATCATTTTACGAACAGATACTTTAACGATAATCTTGAAAACTGTTGCGTAATTACATTAGACTAACTTTTGTTAACAATCCTACACTCCATAATTACATTTTTTTCCTCCGAAGGGCGTGAGCGTTATTAATACGCTTGCGCCTTTTGAATAATAAGGAGGTTTTTACATGTCTTTTAATTGTATATTTTATAAATTCTCTAAGAGAAAAAATTCTACTAAGATTCCTGAAATAAGTGGTTTAAATATTGTAGTAAATTTAAAATCAAATACTAGTATTTTAAATCCAACACTTGAAGTTGTCGCAAGCGACGATATAACAGGTTACAACTACTGTTATATAGCTACTTTTGCAAGATATTATTATATAGAAGATTTTGCATGGAATACTGGTGGCTACTGGGATATAACTATGTCTGCTGATCCTATGGCAACATTTAGAAATGACATTTGGGCGACAACAGCATACATTCTTTACGCACAAACAGCTTATAACGCTTTAATTGTAGATAGCAGACTTAATCAGGTGACAAGTGCGAGCGTACACGTTACAAGCGGAAATAATAGGATTTTTGATTTGGACGGCATAGCAGACAGAAATATATTATTTTTTATATCTGAAGACACTAACCTTTCCAGCGGCGGCGCTGTGCAAGCATATCTTGTTACGCAGTCAGAGTTAAAAGATGTATGTCACTCGCTTTATACAGCTGGGCGAAGTGTTTGGGATGACTTGCAAGCACAAGCTGGATCAGCAAGCGCTTGTATAACTAAATGTATTAGAGTCCCTTATAGCGTGCCAGCTGGTGCTGCGCTGTCTATCAAATTAGGAAATTATGATACGGGGATAAGTGGCAAGCCAGTGCTGGGACGTTTACTGCTTCCAACAGTTCAAGTATCTATTCCGTGGCAAGCTTCAGATTTTAGAAAAAGCTATCACAAATTTACTTTAATACTTCCATACGTTGGAGCTGTGCCGATATCAGCAAGTGATATATTAAACGACAATATATTAGATATCAGCATAGCAATTGACATTCTAACAGGTGATATAGTTTATTATGTTTGTCACCAAAATGACGCAGTTGCGCCGATTGCAAGTTTTAAGAGTAACTGTGCTAGTGTTATACCGATATCAAGTTATCAATCAAATACATTATCTGCGTTATCCAGCATTGTAACAGGTGCTAGCGAGATTGCAAGTGGTAATTGGGGAACAGGTATAGCCAGCGCCGTTAATGGTATATTTAACTTTTTAGCTGCTAAAACCCCGTCAGTTGTCGGCGCTCAAACAGGTTCACCTGAAATAATGTCGACCGTTACGCTGATAACAGAATATTATCCGACTTGCGTCGAACCTTCTAATTTATTAGCAACACAAGGACGTCCTTACATGGCTTCAAACTCTTTATCAGGTTTTAGCGGATATATACAGACAAAAGATTTTAGCGTAACGTCAGGGCATGGCATGACAGACAGGGAACGAGATATTATCAATAGTACATTAGACGGAGGTGCATTTCTTGAATAATTTACCTATTTATTATCAATATGAAAACGTTGCTAACAGCGTTATAACACCGTCAACCGTACACGTTAGAAATACAGACTTACAAAGATTTTTTGCAAGGTACTTACTGCAAGATGCAATGAGCGTGTGGCGCTGGGGCTTTCCGAAAATTTGGGATAATTTCACAAATTATTTTAAGTATGGTCTTTATATAAATGGATATATGAGCGTTTTTGAAACTGATAAATTTGGTGTAATACCGCAGCTTTGCACGCTAACTGGTTATGATGTTTGCATGCAACCGACTCACTGCGTTATTGCGAATCCTTTAATTAGGAATACAGAAATGCCGCGTATAGGTTACAACTGCGTACTATTTAAACTTATGCCTGACTATGGCAGCATATTAGATCTTGTTAATTACTATGCAGATATGATGGCACTGACTGCGCAAGCTAGCGGAATAAATCTGCTTAATACTAGAGTCGCTTTTGTGTTTAGCTGTGCTAATAAGGCAGCTAGCGAAACATTACAATCTGCATACGACAATATAATAGAAGGAAAGCCCGCAGAATTTATTGACAAAGATCTTTTTAGAGATGATGGCACACCGAACTGGCAGCTATTCCAAAATGATGTAAAGTCAACTTATATAGCAGATAGTTTGCTTATTGATCTGCAAAAATGGATAAATCTGTTTAGAACTGAAATAGGACTTCCTAATGCAAACACAGAGAAAAAAGAGCGTTTAATCGTTGACGAGGTTAACTCTAATAATGTAGCTACTGGAAGTAAGGTAGAAATGTGGCTAGAAGAATGTCAAAAGAGCTGTCAGCGTGTTAAAGATATGTTTGATATTGATATTAGCGTTGACTGGCGTGTGGATCCGATAACAAATAGCGACGGAGGTGTAGAAGATGAAAGCGACGCTATCAATTCTAGGGATGTATGAGTACGACGGTACAATTTTCGACGAGTTTGTGTTACCTGAACAGCTGCACGAATCAAGAGAAGATTTTATATATAATCTTTTAATGGCAGTTGCTGATTTTGGCTGCATTTATCCAAATACAAAATTTTTGAAAAAAGCTATCGGTACATGGTCAAGACAAGAAGTGCATAGTTGGTCATGGCTTTTTGATACACAAAACTATGATTATAACCCTATTTGGAATGTTGATGTGCATGACAGCACTAGAGAAGACAAAAAAGAAACGAGAAATTTACGCGGCACAAATGACGAGACTAGAGACTTACACGGAACGAATAATGAGACAAGAAACCTTGCTGGAAGTGACACAGGTACGGTTAACACACAGGCAAGCGGAACAGATACGGAAACTGTTAGAGTCAATGCTTTTAATGATGGTGCTGGGACACAAAAACAGCAGACAACATATCAGTACGGTAAAGGTGAGATGGAAACGCGTAACTTACAATCAACAAATACAGGTACTGACAACTATATATCCAGCGATACAGGTACTGACAACTATGTAAGCACAGACACTGGCACGATTGATCACAATGATAAGACTGAGTTTTATAAACGCGGCAATCAGGGCGTAACGACGACACAGCAGATGATCAGAGAAGAACAGGGACTCGCAAAATTTAATATTGACGATTATATAATAAGTGAGTTCAAGAAAAGATTTTGCATAATGCTTTACTAAAATATTGTAAACATTTTATCGTAATTATATAATTAAATTAGATGATTTAAAGGCATAGGAGCGTAGCGACTAACTTTTAAATCTATAAAGGAGGTGATCCTAATTGTTTCAAACAAGATACCCTTATAGCGATATACATACACTTAATCTTGACTGGGTTTTAGAAGAGATAAAAGCATTTAGAGAAGAACTTGAACAGATCGAAGACTATGGAGATAGAATAACACAGCTTGAAGTTGAAACAGATAAGCTGGAGCGTGACTTAAATAGTTTTAAAAATACATATGAGTCTTTTGTGAATACAACAAGGCATACAGAAGAAGAGCTGCAAAGACAGATAAGAAATAATGATACTAAAATATCTAATTTAAAGACATATGTATTAAATCTTGAAGATAGAAACGCTGACGAGCATAAACAATTTGATAGGCGTATCAATAATCTTGTTCAGAATTATGCAATTATTCTTCAGGATATAGCAAATTTAAAAGTATTAATAAGCCAGGGCGATGATAGGACATTAATACTTGCTAAAACTTATGCTGATCAGCTGATAGAAGAGTTTAAACGTGACTTTCCTAAGTTGTATGAATTATATGTTTATAGTCCAGTAACTGGGCAGATCGTAACAGTGCAAGAAGCTTTAAACGAGATTTACGAAACATATCGTTTTTATGCAATCACTGCGCTAGAATTTGACGAGTTAGGATGGGGCGCGGAGCAGCTGGATAATAAAAAGCTAACAGCGCTAGAGCTTGACACTAACAGTCGCGAACTTTTAAAGAGATTTGAGCGTGACGAAAATGTTATGCGTAACCCGTGGTATGGAGATTTTACTTATATTAGGGATGTTATTTATAAGCTGCTAGGTTATCACATACCGACATTAAATGCTTATCAGAGAGATATAAGAGAGTTAACAGCGCAGGAGATGGATGATAGAGATTATACAGCTTATTATTACGACTGGGGTTTAAACTGGGTTTATTATCAGACTTGCCAGCAGCGTGACGATTTAGGTTATACAGCACAGGCGCTGGATGATTTGGAACTTACAGCGTACACATATGATAGTGAGGGCGGTTATATTGGACAATAATATAATCAAATTAATACAATCTGATGATTATAGAGACAGGTTACAAGGCGAGTATTTCGAGCTGCTAGAGCATACTAATAAGCTTGGTAGTATGATATTCAAATATGATAAAGGTGTATTAGACTTTAAACCTAATACACCTATAGCGATTCTAAGAGCACAGCTAAATGCAATGGAAAGCTACTTAAACATATTAGATTATCGTATAAGTATTGAGTGTCCTGAAAATTGGAGCAGTGACTAAATGCTATATCTTGCAGATTCAAATATATATTTAAAGGAGGTTATGCAATGGCTTTTACTAATCAAACAACACATTATGGTTTGCCGCAGTGGATAGGATCTGACAAACCGACTTATCTTGTCGACCAAAACAATGCTTATCAGACAATCGATAGCGAGATTTACAACGCTAATGTAGCAGCTGGTGAAGCTGTGACAACAGCTAATGGAGCAAGCAGCACAGCTGGAGCTGCAAGCGCAACAGCGGCAGATGCTTTAAGTGCTGCACAGACAGCGAGCACAACAGCAGATAGTGCGCTAACAGCCGCACAGGATGCTGGAACTATTGCACAGGCTGCACAGACAGCCGCTGGAGCTGCGCAGACAGCGGCGGAAGCAGCACAGACAGCTGCGGCTGGAAATAGTATAACTAATCTTGCGCCAGCGTATGACAGCACAATTACTTATGCTATTGATGATTTGGTAACACAGGATGGTAAATTGTATAAGTGTATTGTGGCGGTGGTGACTCCGGAGCAGTTTGATATTAATAAGTGGGATGATGTAACTACTAGCGAAGTGTATGCTAGAGTTGGTAGCGGCGATGTTTACACCAAAGCAGAAGCAGATGCTAAATTTGAGACTCAAACACATGCTAGCAATACATACGAGACTATAACAAATGTTACAAATAAAAATAATCTCAAACTTGCCGTTAATGGTGGTGGAGCTGCTATTAGATTTGGTATTGATGGTAACGGTAACTATGGATATGTAAAGGATGGTGCAGATACAGTTTACCCTTTTAGTTCAGGTTTCAATCCATCAAATGTGGAAGGTAATGTCATAAATAGTACATCGCCTGTAACATTAAATACAAGCGGAAAACATTACGTTCTCATCACATTAATATATTACTCTATTCCAGGTGTCGAAAGCTCAGTTAATATGTCAAATTTAACTGGAGCAACATCAACAGTAGTGTCAAAGTCAATAATTGATGGTATAGTATCTAAGACTTACTTATTAAACATAACAGCAAATAGTGTAAGTTTTACATTAACCAATCCTGGCGGCTTTTATCCTCAAGTGGTAGTGACATATATTGATTAATCTGAATAGCTTGCAATAGTTTATTTTAATTAAATTATTGCAAGCTTTTATTTTAATCTAGTTTAGCATAATATGTGCCAGCTTTTAGCATATCTGTTACTGTAAAATTTTAACGCTTTAGTGTCTGATATAGAATTAGCATAGTTTATGCTAAAGTGTTGCATTTGCAACACTTGCCATAAAGCCAGTAAATACGCGACGGAAAACGTTTTCCGCGGTGGCTTGACAAAATGAAAATAATGTGATTTATGCTAAAGTTAAAATATTTTAATGTTTTAACTATGCTAAAATTTAATGTTTGTCGATAAAAAGTTGATTATTTTTAATATTAGTTAGGGAATTTTAATTAAAATTTTTGAGTTAGCATATGCTTATATATCCC